CCTGATAGATTGCAATTGAATGAAGTCCTTGTCACCCGACAGGATTAGAATCTTTTCTCTTGCAGCATTAGTGCGAGCAAGCACTGCAATAACATCATCTGCTTCTGCTCCAGATACCTCGATTACATGATAAGGGAAATTTTCTTTTATTTCCATGACAATGCGATAGAGTATATCAAATATCAATCCCCAATCAACATCGGACTGTTCCTTTGTTTTTCTGCGGTTTGCTTTGTATTCCTTGAATACGGTTTGTCGCCAATTGCCGCTACGAGAATCAACACATAAAACCAATTCACCGTAGCTTTCATGGAACTTGCGCCGTTGTGCGCGTAAGCTATTTAAGATCATGTGACGTAAAAATCTTTCATCCAACTCTGGAGATGGACACGCCATTAGATTTGCAATCATTACATGATTAAGGTCAACGAGAATAATTATAAAGCTCCTTAATTTTCCGTTTTGTGCTTCTTGTGGAGTATGTGATTGTCGCGCAGAAAATCTACAAACAACTCCAGTTTGTATGGTTTGGTGTGATCATGTTTTAAATGTTTGGGCATTGCTTTGCGAAGGATTGGACATAGGTATGGAGGCACATCTGGTGGATACCATAGTCTGCAATATTTTACAGCGTGCAGAAAGAACAAATAAGAATTTGCTTCTTGAGCGTAAAGTTCTGGGTTGATGGGTAAGGCATGTTTTTTAATATAACGGAGCGATCTACGCTCGCAATCTTCTTCACATCGTATCACGTTCTTAAAGTATTTATTCAACTCAGCGGAGCGATACTCAGCCTTTCCACAAACCCACTGGTCTATTTCGTCATCACCTTCAAGCTCAAAGGTTTCATGCTTTTCCAACCATTGTTGCATGTGGTGATATTCATGGATTGCTACGCCCAGCCAAGCTTCTGATGCGGTGCAAACTGCCATAGTGGGTGGAATTCCAGCACAGAAATATCCAGTACATGGAATAGTATTAGAGCTAGATTTATTGACCACTTCACGATCATATAGTCGAAGCTGCACTCCAGCCTCTTTAGTCTCTTTTTTTAATGTCTCTAAGAACTGATTAGATGTCATCATTTACATATTTATCTAAGCGCGCGCACCAAGACACAGTGCGAATTTATGCGCCCGGTCAGCGGGGTTTTCTTAGCTTTAATCTCACTGAACCGCTTTTGTGATGCTCGTATGCCCTTCTGCACCACTGTGGGCAGAACTTCGTTTGGTTTCCTGATTGTTTTTTCGTGCGACTCTTCTGGATTCCAATTTTGCAGGGTTGATCCCTTTAACTGGAACCCGCCGTCTTTGGCGACATAAAGAGCCAGTCTTCGGTTGTGAGTGTTGAACACCCACAGATAGCTAGTCTCCAATAAATTTTCTGGATTGATGGAGACGAGTTTGTAAGTGTCATCTGACTTTTTATATTTCAGTTGTTTGATTAGGTCTTTGGCAGTGATGGCTTTTCGCTTTCGGGGTTCACGACTGCGCTTCTGGTTATCTGCCCACTTGTTACAATCGTCAATGATCGTTGCGTAAAAGTCAACCAACCTTTTCAGTTGCGGTTTAGACAGGAAAGAATACCCCTCCGACAGTTGCTCATCGCTGTTGTCTCTTGCACACACCACCTCATCATAAATATCTGACATCCAGTCAGCAATTCGTTTTGCATGTAGGGCTTTGACTTGATTTGTTTTAAGCCACGTATACATTTCAAAATCAGTCTTGCGACAATTTTTAGAAATGAACGTATCGATGATCGGTTCAATTTTGGAACAGTACTGTATAGTTACTGCTTTGACACGATCTTGAATATTCGGTTGGTCTTCACTGCTGTCCTCATTCTTATCTTCAAGGAATTGTTCTCCCTCATTGATCCATTTTTGGACAGTTTCTTTATGCCTTTTGATTTGAGTTTCTGCAATTGGCGCGCCATTTGCTAAAAGTCGGGCTACAGCACACTCAAAACGGAAGAAAGATTTTTTGGGTCTTGCATTTAGTGCTTTGATTTCATCTTTTGTGTAATCATCTTTCTTGAGCCATTCAAAGAACCATTTATGATGAGTACTTGACGAAGCATTCTGCGCATACCAATTAAACGCAGAACCAAGTTTGGAAGACAATTGTTCTTTGGTCAGGAATTCTGTGTCTTCCCACTTGGGTTCATCGCCATAGGTTTGAGCGCGTATCTGCTCAACTGACTTGCGCGATCTTTTTATCCGTTTCTTTTTAGTTGCTTTGCTAGCCATTTCAATCCTCGTTGTGGTGATCCACAAAATATCCCCGTTTATCTAGCATATAGTCTTTGACAACATGATATGGGACAGGGGTGTAATTCCAATTTTCAACACCGACATCCAACATGCGTGCTTCTGGCATATGCTCATCAATCCACTGATTTGCATTTGAGTGACTGTGACCAAAGAGATGCCATGCGCCCTTGTGCTGGTGTCGAAATGATAGCATCGGGTAATGTGACAGAATGATCTTGGCGCGACCATTTAATAAGGTTTCGTCTGGGATGCGTACTTCGTAATATTCCTTCACCCATCCGAAAGTCTTTTTAGAAATTCGTTTATCGTGATTGCCCCTGACCAGAAAAACCTGACCGTTGAGGTGTTGTCGGATTTGATGCACATAGTCCTTATGCCCAAATGCAAAATCGCCCAAATGATAAACGATCCCGTTGGATGGCACGGTTGCATTCCAACGATCAATCAAATGTTCATCATGCTCTTCAATCGACTTGAAGGGGTGCTTGTAATATTGTACAAGCTTGGCATGTCCAAAATGGCTATCCGATGTAAAGAATATTTCTTGCTTCATCTGTGCAATAAGTCCTATACACATTATCGACTATTTCCAGTCAAAAGTCAAGGGCTTTATGCACATTTTTGTGAAAATAATTGTAACTCATGGCTATTACTATGGTTAGGTTAAACCATCCCTCAGATGCGTTCTAAAGCGTTCCTTGAGGGGATTGGGCAAACCACCAACCCCGCCCCCGATAGCTCTTAGACGCTGCGTCAGGGCAATCCAGAGCATCTCTACGCGCGCGCGTGTATGCGTGCATAAATAGAGGTGACAGGGCGAGATTTAAGAAATTCTATTCTAAGTTCTTATTTACAAAAGACTTATAGCGACTCCACATCCCTTTGATATCATAAGCACTGGACTCATATGGGGTTATAAAAAACTTCACTTTTTTTTAGATAATGGGCTAAAGTGCTTGACTTTGATTGCCGATATACTATAATGTAACACAATTGCACCGAAATCGTGTGAACAATCTAGAGGAGATTTTAATGGCACAAATCAATATAGTAAGAACACGACAACCCAGTAGCATCTTTGATGTATTTGATAAGCAATTTGATTTCATGCTTGGTGAAGATTACTGGGCAGACCCAAAGCAAACACTTCCAGAAAAGATAGAATTCCGAACACAACAATCCTACACAAGATCAGAAACCTTTGACAGTTTAGATGCTGCCATGGCATTTTTAAAAGAAGAACAGGGTGTGAAGTTTGATGAATCTTTGGACACCAAAACTGAGGTTTATGTTGAAGTCCAAACGACTGGACTTCCAAAAGAAACTGATCCTCTAAAAGAAAAGGCATAATCGCCAACATTTATGACATATCGAAAGATCGATAGATTTGATTTGGAAGCAGAGCGAGAAGGTCTTTCTATCGCACAGCAACAATCAGTGCGACTGAAAAAACCTTTGAGCAAAAAAGCTGACAGATTCAAACGCGATCAACTAACAATACATGTCCGCTTGGATAATCGAGCGGTCAAACGATTTTTGAAATGAGGACAAACGTTTGTCCACATATTGAAGAGTTTAGCCATCCCAAGGAGACACCTTTATGGCAACTAAGACAAACAGGCGTGCGGTAACTCGAACTCTGCACAAGAGCCTGGACCCATTGTTCGGAGCAAAAAACTTTGATGCGGTACAATCCGTGTTGAAGGGAGCCAAGATTCGTGACCGTGGTGGTCGGGCGATTCAACGCTTCGTGTCCAAGGTCTGCGGCAAGGCATACAGTGCCAACGTGGACGAGTTCGACACGATCATCACCGACAAGCGTGGTCGGACTGTGTTGGTCGAGACACATACGTCGCCAATCGTCAAGTTGGTTGGAAGCTGAGAATAATATTCTCATAGGGATACCCCCAAATGGTCTGGGAGTGAAAACTCTCAGACCATTTTTTATATCATCACCTAATTTACAATTTAAAAGGATTTGCTATGTTACCCAGTAAGTTGCTTGAGATTATTACAACATATGAAGAAGTGCCGGTTGATGAAAAATTGAGAAAATATATGCTCAATCATAGACCATTTAAAAATGTTGCTGAACAAGTTGAACACCAACCAATGCAAGCTGCTTTACTTGGTAAAGCATTGCTAGATGGTTGTAGAAAAAGATCAAACATCAAAAACATCCCTAGACGAAATTATTGAATGAGTCGCAGACACAAAAAGCGTCAACGTGTTCATAAATCACGGAAGATCGAAACTTGGGACGATATTTACCGATATTTGATTCTTCCCTACAAAGACACACAACCACGACACATGCAGGTCAAGCGCATATCTGAAACTAAGGTTATGCTGAGTGTGTTCAAAGTGGACGATTTTGAACAGCCAACCAGAAATCTTGGAATGATATGGCAAGGTGAGTTGAGTGTGATGCCAGAACAAATTTAATGCGAATCTCTCGATAATAAATAGCTACAGCGGGGTAGAGCAGCAGTAGCTCGTCGTCCTCATAAGGCGAAGGTCGATGGTGCAAATCCATCTCCCGCTATTTTTAAGATGGTAGATTTTTTCATTGATCAACTTATTCACCATAAGTAAACATTTTACAAGGATGGCGACCAACCGTAAGCTACCGATGAAATCATTTAAATCACATTTAAAAGAAACAACCCTTTCAAGAGTCTTTCGTCATTTTCAAAACAAGGAAATTCCAGTAGCAATTGTTACTGCGTTTCGTGGTGATAAGACTTATGAAGAAAATGTTAAACGCAACAAGGTGCTGGCTGGTAAAATAAAATCAGCCAAGTATGGCTATGTTTATGTTGACGGTCATTGGCTAGAGAAATCTGGTGAGGATAAGGTGGATGTTAAAGAAGACTCCATCTTGATTATCGGTGGGGAAAATGACAATGGAAAACTAAAGGGACTCTTGAAAAAATGGATCAAAGAGTATAACCAAGATGCAGCACTCTTCAAAGATGAAGGTACTACAGAGATTGTTCTTTTGGAACAGTCTGGAAACCTTATCAGCATCTCAAACAAGTTTTCGTTGAAGAAGCTTGAGATTGGTTATACCAAATTGCGTGGTAGAGGCGGGAGAAGTTTTAGTTTTGATGAAGAGCGCGATGGTCTAGGTTGGTTTGGAAATATGATAGAAAAGATTGAAGAGAAGCGCAGAGATTGATTATCAATGACTACTTATCTTACACAACAGAAATATGCAAATTGTGGTCCAGTGGCGATTGTCAATGCATTTCGTTGGCTAGGCTATCACGGTTCTAGAGATTCCCTTTTCGTTACAGAACGTATTTGTGATTGTGACAAAGGGGGAACTCACCAGAAGGATATGAAACGAGGAATAGATTTTCTTAAACTTCTCTTTGGATTGCGTAAGAACCCATTCTCACTTTGTATGCCCAATCCAACAATTAAAGATTTGGATAGGGAGTTAGCATCTGGTAATGCTGTGGTGCTTTCCTGTTATTGGTTTACTACCCATAAGGGAGAGCATTGGGGACACTATATTCTCTTGATTGGTAGTACCAAACATTATTATGAAGTAGTGAATGGAAAGGGTACACATAAACATCCAAAACGAATCTCAAAAGAATTCATTAAAACGTGTCTTAAGAAGTCTAAGTTTACTGTACCCTACTGGTGGGTTGTGAGAGATGGGTGTAGGAGTAAGGTCTAAACAGGTGGTATATAATATATCTGTTTTTCGTTACACTCATATCTATTGCGCGTGATCATGAAGTTTGGGGTTGGGTCAGATAATTGATGAAAAAAGTGGAAATCGTTGATCTGAAATGTATAATACAAAAATGCATAAGCTACAAAAAGACTTGACAAAATCTTGAAAATATGATATAATGATGAAATTGAAACATGAGTTTAATTGTTGATACAAAGTATGTGGGTATCGTAGCTGGAAGATTGGAACGATTCAAGAGAATCAAACCGAATCATTGGAACTTTCGATGTCCGATTTGTGGTGATTCAAGAAAATCAACTACAAAAGCTCGCGGCTACCTTTATGTTCAGAAGGGTGATCTTTTATATAAGTGTCATAACTGCGGTGTCTGTTGTGGGTTTGCCAATTTTCTGAAACAGGTTGATTCCCCACTCTTCAAACGATATTGTATCGAGAGTTTTGCTGATAAGCCAACGGTTAGTAAACCAACAGCAAAGAAGAAAATCAAAACAAACATTTCAGTGTGGAAGTTTGATGATCTTAAAAGCATCGAAGAACTTGATGATGATCATTTCGCAAAACGATATCTGACAGAACGAAAGATTCCAAAGCGGTTCTTCAAGGAATTATATTTTGCACCAAATTATGCGGAGTGGCTTGCAAAGGTGGATCCGAAACAGTCTGTGAATGTAACAGATGATGCACGCATTCTGATTCCATATTGGGATCAGTATGATCGTCTAACTATGGTTCAAGCTCGATCACCAAATCCGCGAACAACAATCAAGTACATCACCACAAAGGTTCATCCATCACTTCCAAAAATTTATGGACTGAATCGGGTGGATTTTAAGAGAACTATCGATGCTGTTGAGGGTCCATTTGATTGTATGTTTCTACGCAATGGCATTGCGACTGGTGGAATTTCATTGAATGTTTTGAAAGATATGTTTACACCATCCAATATTCGATTAGTGCTTGATAACGAGCCACGTAATGAACACATAATTGGCTATATGAGAAAAGCAATTCAGATGGGATTCAATGTGGTGGTGTGGCCTGATTATGTCAGACAAAACGATATTAATGATATGATTTTATCTGGCAAGAGCAAGGACGATATTGATTTGCTGTTAAGATCGAACAGCTATAGTGGCGCAGCAGGATTGCTGGCTATTAACAAGTGGAAAAAGACTAGTAGATGAGTTTCAAACTAAGTTGAGTAGCATAAATATCTCGTAATTCGATTAGAGGAGTCAGAGAGAATGGCAAAAGGTTATCGTTCATTACATCCGGGGATGGGACAAGCAGTAGCCGAAAGGACTATTCTTCGACGCAAAGATGATGGAAAATGGGAAAATTGGGGAGATGTAGCAGATCGTGTAGCTCTGGGCAATTCTACCCTTTGTCGAACATCGTCGGAAAAACGAAAAGAACATGAAACGCTAAAGTACCATATTGCCAATGGTACTTTGCTTATGTCTGGAAGACATTTACAGCATGGAGATGAAACAGAATGTGAACGAAACATGGAAGTTTTTACAAACTGTGCTACGGCTCCTTGTAGCTTCTTAGAATTTTATTTGTTGATGAACGGTTCTGGTGTTGGAAGGTGCTATGATGATGACCTGATGTTGGTTAACTGGGACAATGCTCCAAACCTGATATCTGTAATTGATGAAAACCATCCAGATTTTGACCTATCTGCTCATCAATCCAAACGAGCCGCGATACATCAATATGGAAAGGGAAATGATATTCTTTGGTTTACAGTTCCTGATTCAAGGGAGGGTTGGGCGACAGCATTAGAAATATATGAAAATGCAGCATTTCAAAAAATCCACAGGGACAAGTTGCTGATTTTGGATTTCAGTGAGGTTCGGGAGAAAGGTAAGCCCATTAAGGGAATGCAGAATAGACCATCATCTGGTCCTGTTTCTCTTATTAACGCATTTCAGAAAGCATCGACAATCAAGGGTGCTAAGTTGAAACCTTGGAAGCAGTCTCTTTACATCGATCACTATTTTGCAGAGTGTGTGTTGGTGGGCGGGGCTAGACGATCAGCACGAATGGCAACCAAGATATGGACTGATGATTCCATTATGGATTTCATTCGGGTCAAACGACCTATTGAGTTGGAAGGTAAGACGCTTGAGGAGACTGTTGAGTATTTGGATTCCTGCGGAGTTCCACCATCATCGTTTCTATGGTCAGCTAATAATTCAGTTGTAGTTGATGATCAGTTTTGGAAACATTTAAACTACAAACGCGGCGCGCCAGGATACAACAATCCAAAATCTGTTCATGCGCGCAAAGTGTTCAAGATGGTGTCTCGATGTGCTTATGGCGACCGTACAGGCGAACCGGGGTTTATCAATGTGCATAAGTTGACACAAAATGATAAAGGTCGAACCAAATTATTGCGTGGTGATTATGTTGTTAGTAAGAAATTTGAATTACAAGAAGACACAGAAATCTTCATGTCTCGACTGGCTAAACGAGCCAGCAAAAAAACACACTACATGATCGTAAATCCATGTTCGGAAATTGTGTTGAATATCCTTGGAGGGTTTTGCACGATTGCTGATGTTGTACCCTTTTATGCAAAAGATTTTGATGATGCTGAAGACGCATTCAGAGCAGCAACTCGCGCATTGATTCGTGTCAACACTATGGACTCAATTTATGGTAAGGAAGTTTTGCGCACGAATCGTATTGGTGTAGGTATGACTGGTGTGCATGAGTTTGCATGGAGGTTCTTTAAGTTTGGTTTCCATGATTTGATTGATGAGGAGAAGTCCAAGGAATTTTGGTTGTTGTTAGCCAGATTCAACCGGGCAGTTCGTGATGAATCTATTTCTTATTCAGATAAGCTAGGACTCGAAACTCCACACACATGCACAACAATCAAGCCAGCAGGAACAACATCTAAGCTTTTTGGGTTGACTGAAGGTTGGCATCTACCAGCTAAAAGTTGGTATCTACGATGGGTTCAATTCAGACACGATGATCCATTGGTGCAGGTGTATAAGGAAAAGGGATATCCAGTTCGTAATTTGATTAAGTATGAAGGGACTAGCATTGTTGGATTTCCTACTGCCCCGACTATCACTACATTAGGAATGGGCGAGAAGTTGGTAACAGCCGCAGAGGCGACACCTGAAGAGCAATATCGTTGGTTAATGCTTGGAGAGAAATATTGGATTCATGGTACTGATGAAGATGGTGTGTCTGTCAAGCAGGAATATGGTAATCAAATTTCTTATACCTTGAAATACAAACCAGAGAATGTAAGTTATCACGACTTTCAGCAAATCCTTCGGGAATTTCAATCGCAGATTCGATGTTGTTCAGTCATGCCTCAAATTGATGCTGTGGCGTATGAGTATCAACCAGAGCAGGGCATTACAAAAGCTGAATACGAGGAACTTCATCGAAATATTCAGCACGAATTAGTGGAGGATATTGGAAAAGAACATTTAGATTGTGATACACAGGCATGTCCTGTTGATTTTAAGGAAGAAAAATAATTATAGGAGCATTGTTATAAAAACTAGAGAATATGTAACATCATATGTAAAGAGCATCGACAGGAAGTTTCAGCATGGTTCATTGGAAATATATGAGTGGATTTTTTTGAATAGTGTTTGTTCTGGGTTGGATCATTTTCCTGCTTGCCAAAATATTCTTGAAATCGGTAGCTACAATTATTGTTCGTCCAGTTCTTTTCTGGAAGCTATGCAAAATATACCAGAAATGTGTGAAACAAAATTTACATCAGTTGATCCTGTTCAACATGATTGGTGTTTTCCTGATAAGGATATTGATAGCCGATGGAAAAAGATTGAACAACCGAGTCAGGACTATCTTCCAACACTTGTTGGAGAGGAAGAATTTGACCTCATCTTCATTGACGGTTGGCACAAGCCACCGATTATTTTTGATGATGGTCGTAATGCTAGAAGACTTATTCGAGACAACGGTTTAGTTGTTTTTCACGACACCAACTGTACAAAGATGCGAAATCAGATTGCGACATTGAGTGATTTGGAAGTATCAGAGTATAATGATGTTGTGTATTTTGATTTGTCTAGAAGACGGAATGGAAAGTTTCAAGGTTCAAATGCGGGAGGGTTTGCTTTATGGAGTGCCAGTGCTTCTACATTTAAAGATGTTGTAAAATTGGGTAACCAACTAAACGAAAGGTGTTGTGAATACCGTGGAGTGGAAAAGTGAAGTTACCTGCATTTAAACTAAATCTTGATCGTCTACATGATTCACAACAAAGTGGTGAGACAACCAGAATGTTGGTTAACGCTATCATCAATAGTGAATTTTTGAATGATCCAAATGATGTTGTTTATGTGGTAGCTACCACATCACATAAAGCAAGGGTAATTTCTGAGATGGCATGGAACGTAGCTAATGTTATGGGGTACAAGATACGTAGAGTTGGACCAGCATGTTTAGCTATTAATGAGATACATTACGAGTTTATACCTGCTGTTTCCTTGGGTCGAATTAAAAACAAAAATTCGGTTGTTTTTAAGGATCATAGTGTTATTAAATCTGAGCTTGGGTCAGTACCTTTGGGTAGACCCGTACGGGTCTACCCAAATCTTAGCGATAGTTCTTGATTTCTAATCCAGCATAAATATATGTGTGATTGGTGGAATAGACTATAGTATGAATTCGCCATGCATTTGCATATGCGACGAAACCAAGCCCTTCAACCTAGAGGCTTGTCAGTTCTATTATCTAACATCTATTAAGAAATATGAGGGTGCATTTGACGATAGATTTCATGGAACCCTATATCCCACTTGGTCTTCGCCAGAGTATAGATTTCATATTATATCTGAGTGGGCAAGACAAAGGTTACAAGTTGAGAACAGAGTAAATTGCGTCTATCTTGAGGGGTATGCGTATGGTGCAAAGGGGAAGGTGTTTCATATCGGAGAGAATGTTGGTGTTTTAAAGCACATGCTATGGATTTATTCAATTCCTTATGTTGAGGTTTCTCCTACCAATGTTAAGAAGTTTGCAACTGGCAAAGGAAATGCTGACAAAGCAGCAATGCATGAGTCATTTCATAAAAAAACAAGGATCAATCTCAGAGAGAGACTGACCCCAGATAAAAAAGATGTGGCGAATCCAGTAAGTGATATAGTGGATTCATTTTATTTAGCAGAGATATGCTGGAATGCATTAAAAAAGGAGAATTAAGATGAACCGTACTATTATCCCTGCACTGTTGGGCTTGGCTTTTGTGTTTATTACTTCTGCGTGTAATAGTGGCTTTAAGATATTGGATGCGCCAGAGGAGGTAATCAGTGAAGCTCAAAGAGTTGGGACCGCAGCAGCACAGATTGAAAGTTCTGCTGGTCGTATCGAAATTACCGCAATAGACATCAAACAAGTAACAAAGGAGCCGATTACAAAGGTTAAGGCTGATGTTATCATTGATGAAACTGTAATACTGAAAGAAACCGCAGAGGTCTTGAAACTTAGTGAATCTAAACTGGAGGATTCTGCTGCTGATCTCAGATCAACGATTATAGGTCTTGAGGAGGATAATGCAAACCTGAAAGAGGAAAGTCAGCAGTGGTTCACTCGTACTTTACTCTCATTATCGATATTAGGAACTTTGGGTGTAGCTGCGTCAGCGGTTTTGTTCTTTTGGCGCAGGGACTCTCGTTTGGCAATGGTAGTTGGAAGTTCATCGGTATTTACTATCCTACTCTCCGCAACCCTCATTAAGTTCTGGAGCATGATTGCATGGTTTGGTTTGGGTGCTATTGTGGTTGTTCTTGGTGTAATTGCGTGGCAGGTGTGGATAAGACAGACTGCACTGAGTGAGGTTGTGCAAACAGCGGAAGAGATGAGAGACAGACTGACGCCAGAGGCTACTTCTGAGTTGTTTATAGAGAACGAAACTTCAGCTCTAGTGAATGAGATCCAAAGCGAAACCACAAGAAAACTAGTCAAGAAAAGCCGACAGATTTTAGAAGCTAATAAGAAGGATTCGCGCTTGAGGGTTACATAATCTTTCATGAAGTGTATTTCGAGAGTAAGGTTCATATTGAATCGACACCCGAAGCTTGGAATGTATTCATGTCTGGTTATGTTGCTCTTGACTCTGGGGATTGAGGCAGTTAGATTTGTTGAATTGCAATTTCGTTTTTGGTATCATGAACAAGTTACCTTTCAGGCACTTGAATTTTGGATGAAATGAATATATTGAGCTTCTGGAGCATCACTTGCGCATAAACATGTCAAGATCGTGGGCAATGCCCAACAGTAACACATTTTCTATCAAGCCTATTAAGAATTTAATTAAGCCTTATTTGGTGGGTAAAGGCGTTTCGCAGGTTGTTGACCCGTTCGTGCGTAATTCACCATTCAAGAACTTGTGCATAAGCAACGATCTTGACCCGCTCATTGATGCACAGTTCCATATGGATGCTCTAGACTTCTTAAAGACATTTGACGATAGGAAGGTGGATGTGGTGCTTTTCGATCCACCCTATTCGACTCGACAGGTTTCAGAGTGCTACAGGAAGATGGATAAAGCAGTAAATATGGAAACAACCCAATCATTGTTTTGGACAAATCTTAAACGAGAAGTCGGACGTATCGTGTCCCCTAATGGGATTTGTATCACATGTGGATGGAATAGCGGAGGTATTGGAAAATCTCTTGGCTTTAGTATTGAGGAAATTCTTCTCGTAGCTCACGGGGGCTGGCACAACGACACTATCATAACTGTAGAGAGGAAAGCAAATGCATTGGTTTGACTCTATGCGCACACGCAGATTATTCTAACTCTTGATTGATGGCAGTGGTAATTCTACGTCGCCTGTTTCCACCTCCACCCATTCGATTAAATTTAACAACCCTGCAATTGCCCTTCCCGTCCTCGATTACGATTGGACG